TGCTTGGCACATTTGATGACAATACAGGTACTTTTGCTATGGAAGAACAGCCTACTGTGCTTGTTCGTGCAAAAGATGTAATTCAGACCGCAGTTGCCGCAGTCTGACCTTTGCACCCCTTCGGGGGTGCTTTTTTTTAACTTGGAGTTTTTATGTTTCACAACAAATCCGCTAGTTCTCATAGCTTTGCTATGGTTCCTCGTTCTGATGTGCCTCGTTCACGTTTTCAAATGCAAAAGACATTGAAAACTACTTTCGATTCTGGCTATCTTGTTCCTATTATGTGTGAAGAGGCTTTGCCCGGAGACACTTTTAATGTTAACGCCACTCTTTTTGGCCGCCTTGCGACCCCGATATTTCCGGTTATGGATAACCTGTATATTGACACCCAGTTTTTCTTTGTACCTAACCGTTTGGTCTGGTCGAATTGGGTTAAGTTTATGGGGGAGCAAAATAACCCTTCCGATTCTATTTCCTACTCTATCCCTCAACAAGTATCCCCAACTGGCGGCTACGCTGTGGGTTCATTACAGGACTACTTGGGTCTCCCGACGGTTGGGCAAGTTGGCGCTGGTAATACAGTCAGTCACAGTGCATTACCCGTTAGAGCCTGTTCATTGATTTGGAATCAGTGGTACCGTGACGAAAACTTACAAAATAGTTTGACTGTTGATCTTGGCGACGGCCCTGATACTTCTCCTTCTACTAATTACACTTTGCAGCGTCGTGGTAAGCGTCATGACTATTTCACTTCTGCTCTTCCTTGGCCTCAGAAGGGTGGTGCTGCTGTTTCTATTCCATTAGGTTCTACTGCTCCTGTTATTACTAACAACCAAGATATCAAGATTAAAGGCCAAACTGGTGGTGACTTTAATTTGTATTCTGGTGGTAACAGTTATTTTGTTCCTTACACTGGTGGTTCCTATGGCCCTGCTTCTAACAATTACAAGTTTGGTTCACAAACTGGTTTAGTTGCTGACCTGTCTGCTGCTACTGCTGCCACTATTAATCAACTTCGTCAGTCTTTCCAGATTCAGAAGTTACTTGAGCGTGACGCGCGCGGTGGTACTCGATACACCGAAATCCTGCAAAGTCACTTCGGCGTCCGCAGTCCTGATGCAAGGCTTCAAAGGCCTGAATATTTAGGCGGTGGTTCTTCGCTTATTTCTATTTCCCCTGTTATGCAGACTTCCGCTACTGGTGTTTCTGGTGGCTCTACTCCTATTGGTAATTTGGCTGCTTTTGGTACCTTTTTGCATAAAGGACATGGTTTTTCCTATTCTTGTGTTGAACATGGTCATATCATTGGTTTTGCTTCAGTTCGTGCTGATCTTACTTATCAACAAGGTTTGCGTAAACTTTGGTCTCGCTCTACTCGGTATGACTACTATTTCCCTGCTTTTGCTCATCTTGGTGAGCAGGCTATTTTGAACAAGGAGATTTATTGTGATGGTTCGTCAAACGATTCAAACGTCTTTGGTTATCAAGAGCGATGGGCTGAGCTACGTTACAATCCTTCCCAAATCACGGGTTTGTTCAAATCCACTTCGGCTGGTACTATCGACCCTTGGCACTATGCTCAGAAGTTCACGTCGTTGCCTACTTTGAACGATACGTTCATTAAAGACACTCCACCTCTTTCTCGTAATTTGGCTGTTGGCTCTGCTGCTAATGGTCAGCAGTTGTTGTTGGATGCTTTTTTTGATATTACTGCTGCTCGTCCTTTGCCTATGTATTCTGTACCTGGCTTAATCGATCATTTCTAATATGTCTTTTCTGGATGCAATCACTCCTGGTGTCGGTAGCGTTATTTCTGCCGGTCTTGGTTTTCTTGGTCAAGAGGAAGCTAATTCTGCTAATGCTGCGGCTTCTCAAGCGCAAACGGATTTTCAGGAGCGCATGAGTAATACTGCTTATCAACGTCAAGTTAAAGATTTAGAGGCCGCTGGCCTCAATCCTATGCTTGCATATATCAAAGGGGGTGGGGCTTCCACCCCTTCTGGTTCTATGCCTACTTATCAAAATTCTGCTGCTGCTGGTGCCGCTGCTGGTCTTGGTACTGCTCAGGCTTTCAAAACTTCAGCTGAAACGAATAAGGTTGGTTTTGACATTGATAATGTCATTGCTGATACTGCGTTAAAAGTTGCTTCTGCTGGTAAGGTTGAAGCTGATACCACTCTTGTTAATGAGATGGTTAAAAAGACTACTGCTGAAATTTCTAAGATTGGAGCTGACATTGACTATACTCAAGCCTCAACCGAAAATTTGGTTATTGACAGGTCTAGAATTCGCGCTGTGGTTACTAATCTTGGTGCTTCTTCTGCTTTGATGGCCAAACAAGGTATGACTGAGATTGCACGTGCTAATAATTTGGCTGCTGCTACTGATAAACTTTTAGTTGATAAAAAGATTACTCAGGCTGAGTTTGACGCTATGGAAAGAACTGATTTTGTTGGCGTAACTGCCCGTGAAGTTAAGGTTATTTCTGATGTGTCTAGTGAGTGGGTTGATAAACTATTGCCTTGGAAACAAGGTAAATCCACATCCGAAGAGCATACTAATGTTGTTCGTGATGAAAAAGGCCGTGAAGTCGGCCGTTCTACATATCGTTCTAAAAAGTGAGGTTACTTATGGTTGATAGTGAGCTTTTGGAGTTGTATCTCCGTTTTGCTAAGTTGTCTAAACAACTTGTTCGTATTCAAGCTGAGCTTGATAATGTTCGTGAATTAATTCGTCAGAAAGGTCTGTAATATGTCTAAATCTGTTTTCTTGCGTACCCCTTACAATTATGATACTAACCAAGTTTCTGATGAAACTGGTTTGCGTTGTTTGGATGATTCTTTAACTCAACAGCAGTTTAAAGATGAAGCCGATATTAATACTATTGTTGACCGTTTCATGAAGTCTGGCGTTTTGCCTACTCCTGTTAATATGCCTCAGTATGTTGATTATGAGGGCGTTTTTGATTTTCAGTCAGCTATGAATATTGTTCGTGCTGCTGATGAGAACTTTATGCGTTTAGAAGCAAAAGTTCGTTCTCGCTTTAACAACTCTCCTCAAGAGTTTTTAGAGTTTTTCTCGGACCCTCAGAATGCTGAGGAAGCCGTTCGTTTGGGGTTGGCTATTCCCCAAACCTTTGCTGTCACGCCAGTGACAGCAGAGGATACGCCGTCTAAGGCGGAATAATGCTATGATGGGCACAGTGACCTACTTGATGTAACTGTGCCCATTGACACCAAACCCTAAAGGAGATTTCAAATGAAACCACTAAGTCGTAGTCCTGTTCATAAGCATTCGTCTGCTGGACAATTTCGGTCTAATGTAGGCCGTACCAAGCTAGTTAACATCAAGGCTGCGCCTATGCGTGGCGGTATCCGTCTATAAGGGTGCTGTGTGTACTTCCCTGTGGAGTCATCCGAACCATGGCCCTGTGAAATGTGGGCAGTGCGTCGAGTGTCGCCTCGCTTATTCCCGAGAATGGGCTGTCAGGATTACTCACGAGCAGATGATGCACGAGAAATCTTGTATGCTCAACCTGACGTATGATGACGAACACCTACCCAAACATGGGCAGCTTTTTAAAAGAGATTTGCAACTCTTTTTTAAGCGTCTTAGAAAGGCAGGTTATAAGTTTAGATACGTTGCTTCTGGAGAATATGGCGATGAAACCCGACGCCCTCACTTTCATATTGCGTTGTTTGGAATGGACTTTGATCATGATCGCGTCATTTTTGGTCGTGCTTCTAATGGTGACAGGACTTATATATCTCGGACAGTTGATAGGTACTGGTTTGACGATTCTTCTGGCAAGCCCATCGGAAACCATCTCATTGGCTCCCTCAATTTTGAGTCTGCTGCCTACATAGCGCGTTATATAATGAAGAAAATCAAAGGCCCTAATGCTTCACCTCTGCCGTTGACTATAACTGATGATGGTGAATGCGTAATGCCGAATCCTGAGTTCATGATTATGAGTAAAGGTATTGGTAAGGCATGGTTCAAAGATTTTTTTATGTCTGATGTTTTTCCTACTGGTTCTGTGGTAACCTCTCAAGGTTCTCGCGCTCCGGTTCCTCGTTATTACAAAACTTTGTTAAAGGAGATTGGCCATGATTTAGCTTTAGATATGCAGTTTCGCTCGTCGGTTCGTGCCGACATGGATGCAGAGCGACTAATGTTTGAAAATGCTCCACATCGTAAAATTGCGAGAAAGTTTGTTTCAGACGCTCGCACTAAACAATCAAAACGTGTTTTATAAAGGTCTAATATGTTGCAATTTGTAGTTTCCGTTAAAGATCGCGCCGCCGATATTTTTAACCGCCCGTTTTTTGTTCCTCATCGTAATGTTGCTGTTCGTGACTTTACTGATGAAGTTAATCGTTCTGCTGCTGACAATCAGTTGAATAAGCACCCTGACGATTTTGATCTTTACCTGCTTGGCACATTTGATGACAATACAGGTACTTTTGCTATGGAAGAACAGCCTAC